GTCTGTAATGAACCACTTCCAAATGTTTTATTTAAAAAATCTGCTGATCCGTCTAGCCATATTGAATTAGGAATGAGCGTAGTGTCAAAAGCACCACCGCCTGATGTAGCCGCTGCTGCGCCAAATAATAAATTATTAGAAAATACCATGTCTAACTGTTTCCATATGCATTGGTTAAAATAGCGTGTATGTTTTCTCCAGAATTGTCACTAGATACTGATACAACAATATAGTCTAGTCGTCCTACTGCTCCATTGCTTACATCCAAAGTTGGTACACTTGCACCTATAAATTTCCAACAAGTGTTATAAGCTAGTGTACCACTTCCTCCTGACTGTATAAAAAAGATACTTCCTGTTTGTCCTTTAGTAGCATTAGTAGGTCTAGCCAAGGTATGCGCTGCTGTAACTGTAGTTAAGAAATTCTGAGCATTAGAAAAGTTTAAAGATACAGAAGTTATTCCATTAATAGCTGTTGCTGATATAGCTGCTGCCGCTGACTTAGCCAAGAAAAGTTGACCACCAAGACTTACATTACCTGTAATCTGCGCTGCTCCACCAATAGTGGCTGTACCTCCCACATGTAAGTTACCTGATACAGAAACATTATTATCAAAAGTAGCAGCGCCTGTAGAAAAGAATGTACCTCCTACAGAAGTGTTACCTGCTATATCTAACGTGCCTCCAACAGTTGTATTACCACTTACACGTACTGTTCCCAAGAATCCTGCTGCACCACTAACTGTAGCAGTGCTTAAAAGATTTACAGCACCACCAATAGAGACTGCTCCACCAATTGAAGCTGCTCCAACTACTGTTGCTGTTCCACCAATAACAATATTACCTGATACAGATACATCATTATCAAAGGTTGCTGCTCCAGTAGAAAAGAATGTACCACCAACTGAAGTATTACCTGCTACGTCTAGTGTACCACCAACTGTTGTGTTACCACTAACTCGTACAGTTCCTAAAAATCCTGCTGCGCCTGATACTGTGGCAGTACTAAGAAGATTTACAGCACCACCAATTGATACTGCACCTCCTATAGAAGCTGCGCCTACAATCGTTGTAGTTCCTCCTATAACTAAATTACCACTTACAGATACACTATCTTTAAAATGTCCTGCTCCTAAGACAGTTACTGTTGAGCCTAAAACTGTAGAACCTTCAAGCGATGTAGCACCACTAACTCTAACAGACCCTAAGAATCCTGCTGCACCTGATACTGTGGCAGTACCCCCTACAATTATATTACTAACAGATATATTACCTGTAATAGCAATAGGTACATTTGTTAAATTAGCACCATCTCCAAAGAAAGCACTTGCACAAACTTTAGCATTAGTGGCTTGAAGATTACCACCTGCTATTGTAACTGTACCTCCAATATTAAGATTACCACTTACTGAAACATCATCATCAAATGTAGCTGCTCCAGTTGTTATAAGAGTTCCTCCTACAGAGGTATTACCTGCAATATCAAGAGTTCCACCCAGTGTAGTATTACCACTTACTCTTACTGTACCAAGAAAACCTGCTGCTCCACTAACAGTGGCAGTACTTAAAAGATTCACTGCGCCACCTACAGAAAGAGTGCCTCCTATTGTAGCAGTGTTTGTTACAATTAAAGAACTTACAGATACATCTCCTGATGCTACAATACTAGTAAGATGTCTACCACTTCCAAAGTAAGAACTTGCACATACATCTCCATTAACTTTTAAAGAGCCTCCTACAGAAGCACTAGAAGATACTGCAAAAGCACCTCCTATTCTAATAGAATCAGTAGCTACAAATAAAGCAGTGTTAGTACCATCTCCACCCTCAACTTGAGTAAGAGACGAAGATACAGCACCATTACCACTTACAGCAAGTTTAAGTAAACCTTTGTAAGTATCGGCTATTCTTTTACCTGTTAAATCAAAATCACTCATGCGCTATTCCATACTGGTGAAATTACTTGTGAACTCATATTATTAGGATCGCCTTCCCAAAGTAATTGTGCTGTGTTCCAAAGTAAATTACGACCTCCTGAATCAGGTCTAGGATTTTTTATTTTAGGATCATCTCTCACATCAGGAATTTTATTCTGAGGATGATTTTTTAAATCATAAGAACCTTCATAATCTTGAGGGCAAACTAGCAAACCAAAGCTATTTAATTTCATAACACTATGTGAATAACGAAAACCACATGTGTCACAAATTGCTAAAGCTTTACTATTTGATGCCATTATATAGTCCTTATCTTAGGTCTAAAGAAAATACTTGCTCTTTCTTTATCTTCTTCTAAAGAACGTAATAAAAGTTCTTCATAATTTGCTTTAAGCATTGCTATTTTTTCTGGAGCTACATTAGGTCTCTTCATAGCCATATAGTATGATAGCCCACAAGTTAAAGGTGGTAGAAATCTTTTAGGCAAGTCTGCGTTTTGACCTGCTGATTTATTTACATCTTGTAATTGACTAATGCGTTCAATCTTTAATATATCTGTACTATTCTCAGGAATAGGCCATATACTTAAAGTAGGATTATCTCTATCTCTTTTAACTGTATACTGACTAGCTCTTCCTGTTTGACTTTTATTAGGAATAAGAAGATATTCTTCAAACGATATACGAGTAAGCTGAAGATCGTTATTGTTTCTATTAACAACTACTTCTAAAGCATCTATCGTTGAGTTACTAAGAGCATAAGATGTTACACTTGCAACTACTGTAACTGCTGTTACTTCAGTAGACCATAATAGAATTCCTCTATTCTGCCAATCAGTTAGCATTAGATTAATAGAACGTCGAGCAGAAGCAGGTTCATGACCGAGAGTATTTTCTCCTCCAATCATTTCCGTAGCTTCTTGGATAACCTCGTCTATGTCAAGGTTAAAATTAAATGTACCACTAGTTGCCATTATTTACCTACTTTTTTTATAGCTTTTTTATGTGCAGCAGTAAAAGTATCTCCTTGCGACATACGAGTTCTCATATATGCCATATGCTTTTTAGTATGATGTTCAGAATGCCTAGCTAAAGTATCTTCTTCTCTTTTACTTAATTTTTTTACAATCATTTTATTTTTCCTAAGAGTCATAACAAGAAGCTACAAGGACTTGTCCACCACGTTTAGCAAAAGTTTTTACCATAGTAGGTTTTCCCCCAACACCTTGAGATTTTGATCTTTTTCTTTTAACTGCTGAACTTTTTTGAGAAGCAGTCATACGGTTTGCTTTATCTAAAGGAACACATTTAGGATATTTTCTTTTACTTCCTTTGGTAGATTTACGTCCACACGGTTGGTACTTACCATCTTTCTTAGGTGCTCCTATGTCAACCCACTTTTCATCAACCCATTTTCTAAGACCACCACCTGCTTTAGCTTTCTTTTTTCCTCCTGGTTTTATCTTACCAGAACATACAGCAGATGCATACATGTTAGCATACGCTGATGGATATACATCAAACTTACGCTTTGCAGCAGCTTTACCTTTAGGACAAAGTTTAGCCATATTAGCACTTCCACCTTTTACGTGCTTGCCTAAGTCTTGAGTTAGGGTTCTTAGCTGCCTTTGGAAACTTCTTCATTTGTCCTGCTGATCTAGCGCAGTAGCTCTTACGCCTAGCTGCTCTCTTTCCAGTAGGTTTAGATTCAGTTACAGCAGTCTTTAGTTTACTTCCAGGATTTTCTCTACGATATTTAGCCACACCTTTAGCAGTCATACCTGCACCAGCTTTAGTAGGACGCTTCTGACCTCCACCAATGGTATGACCTTTCATACCTGTTCCCTTTCTGGGAGCCATTAAACTTGACCACCTGATTTGTAACCATACATTACACCTTTATTAACCATGTCTTTAGGAATCTTCATTTCAATATTAAAGTCTCCACCACCACGTTTAGTAACCTTTTTCATCTTAACTCCTGGATTATAGCTATACTCACTAGACATAGCACGCTCACCTCTAGTCATTTTTTGTTTTTTCTTTGCACCTATATCTAATTCTTTACCACCTTTAATAGTCTTAGGTTTTATTTTTATTGGCATAATAATTCTCCTTAATCATATATAGATGAAACAAGATCAGAACCTGATATGACCTGCCCACCCTTTTTACGTTTCATAGTTTCGCCTTTACGAGGAAGACGCATACCTTTTTGTGAACTAAGAGTAGTAGGGCTTTCAGTAACTCTAGCTTGATTTTTTTCTTTGTTCATAGCTTTGCTTAAATAATTTTCGTATGGACGATTACCCATTAGTTTTCTATTTTTTATTTCTTTAAGAGAAAAATTTGGATCACGTTGTCTTTCACTTTTAGGTTTTGCTGCTCTAGCTTCTGCTTTAACTGCTGCTTGTTTTGCTTCTTGTTTTTGCATCTGTTGTAACCTTGCTCTGTTTTGAGCAGCAGTATTAGATTCTTTCCCCATTTTTAATGAAGAACTACGTTCTTTTGGTAATAGTGTTGTTTTTTCCTGTGCTTTTTGTATTCCAAATCTCATTTTATTTTGAATAGTAGCAGATAAATCTTTAACTTGATTAATTTCATTACCTCTAACTTTAGCTTT